CTTGTGTCCGTACATATGGGACTGCTGGATATTCTTTTGCCCACTCAGCTTCAAGAAAACCAGGATCTAGGAATCTTTCCTTCACTAAACCTTTCTTAACCAGGTAAGGAAGACCTGAGGAAGTACTATTTTTTATGATAGCAACAACTCTCTTTAAGTCCCAGGGACGTAGTCTATTAACATGATCAGGAGAAGGTAGGATAGGTTTCAGGTCGGTTGGAGCGTCTGGATTATCCCAGAATTTGTAGAAATCTTCCTTGATATCACTCCAAGGTTTAGCTCTACTTCTACTCCCAAATTTTTCTCTCTCTTTCTTCTCAATAGAAAGCAGAACATCATTCACTTTCGCTTCGTTGCTGTTGAAAACTTCATCCCAACCGCTGAGTATCTTTTCTGGACCAACTTTATCTACAACGGGACTGCAAATATTCGGCGAATCGAGACTACCTGATACTAAGCGGCTAAGTACAAGGGATAGTTTTCCAGCTTCAGTAGTGTTTAAATTAAACTGTTCAGAAACTTCGTTAAGTACGCGTTGTAACTTCATAAATTAATATTCTAATAAAACATTTACAACTTACTACTTACCACTTTCTTCTCCTCTGTTATTGCGACCACGACCACGGCCTCTAGAAGAAGAATTTTGGTTACCGTCTGGAACGTCAAGATCAAACATTTCACGTAACCAATCGATGTTTGGCTGTGACATTGAATCGACAGTATTACCTCGAAGGGAAACACTTCCAAATTTAGGCATTGAATACCAATCGCTACCGGCTACGATATGTGTATAAGGTTGTCTTAATACGGCTTGACCCCAACCGTTAACAAGATTGCTAACTTGATTAGATGAGATCCACTCTGGACCATTGCCCCGGTTTGAGAATGTGTAACGATTAGTAAGTCGAAGAGAATCCGTTCCGAAAGCTGATGGTACAGGAACAAGATTACCCGACCACACACCATTAACATGTGCGCCGCTGGTAGCTTGTTGATCACCAATTAGTGTATCAATAAACTCACCAGTAATAGTAAATTGTTGTGTATCAGTAGCATTACTGTACTGTGGAAGGTAGAATGTATTAAATTCACCATCAGATAAGTAAGACGACTGAATTGCAGGACTAGCAAGGAAAATTGCATTAAATTCGTGACTATGTAAAGGAACAATCTGTGTTGCACCAACAGTAGTGGCTACCCAAGAAGGGAATACACGTGCCATAAAGTCAATAGTCTTAGAAAGCGGGTGAGTACCCGAGTCGATCAATGATCCTAGATCCTTGACAGTTTGAAGTAAGCCTAAATCAATGGAATTAAATGAGGCGTTATCAGTACCAGTAGCTTGAAGGCCAACAGGAACGAATCCAATAGTGTCAGAGGAGTCCGATGAAGGACTAGTCTTGTATAGAGAGTAAAGAAAAGATGATCTTTCAATCATTTTAGGCGGGATAGGTAAGTTATCCAGTCTTTCTTTAAGTAATGATAGTACTTGTAAATCTTCAACTTTGAACATCATTCGAATTTTACTTCTAGCGACATCTTCACCAGCTTGTCCGGCGATAACCGAAAACGTATTGGCAACGAAGAAATATTTAGCAAGCGCAATAAAAAGTAAGTTAAAGTAATCTACTACCTTAACATAGCTAAAGTTAGTGTTAGCTGACACATTGAAGCCAACTTTACTTTGAGCTTTAGCTTGGAGATTCGGAATAAAAACATCCGTCCACCAAATATCGGAAAACTCGTTACCAGGCGGGACACGCTGGATAACGGCAGCTAAGTCAGCTGTAGCGACACGCCCATCACCATGATCATCCGGAGCGTTAATGTTACGCGTAGGAACATTCATTCTGTTAGGATACATTGTGGTTTTGACACCAGAATTGTAAGTAACATTCAAAGGAGTAGTTAAGATGTGATTAGCGTCAAACGAGTTACTATCACCAAAACCATTAGTTAAAATGGAAGTAGTCTTAGTAGTATTATTCTGTTTGAATAAATCTTTCGCGGCATTAGTTATTGCCTCGACAGCTTGTTTAGATGCATCATCAGCCATATCAACCATACCTTGAAGGGCTATTTTCTTAAGTTCATCTAAAAGTTCAGGCATCGGATTGATACCGGCACCAGATAGGGTAGATCCCTGATCAGTTTTAGAAGTACCACGATTAAAATAATGTGGAACGAAACCTAACATGTTGTGATGGTCGTAGCCTTTACCATGAATGGCAATAGCTCGAGAGTTAACCGCAATGAACTTGTTAACAAGTTTATTTGGTGCGGTGCCACTTAATATTTTAGTAATCTCTTCTTTAGAAAAGGGGTTACCCATCTCTAAGTTTTCGAAGTACGTAACATATTCAATGACGAGTGGAGAAATAATATTATCAAAATTTTGATAATTTTCTTCTTCTTTCATATATTTAGTCCTAGTTTAGTTGCTGGATCCACAGAACCGAGTGAATTTG